GCTGAGATGACCACGCCGCTCTGGGAGGAGCTGCGCACCCTTACGACGGGCGGGAACGTCGCCCTGTTGGAACAGCCGGAGCGGCGCACCGTGACGCCGAAGGATCTCGCCGCCGCGCGCGAGCTCGTCCCGGAGGTGCTGTTCCGCATGTTCGAGCCGCACGAGGTCGCGAAGGGCATGGCGTTCCCCGACTCCTACAAGTGGCAGCCGCCGAACCACAACAAGCCGGTGTCGAAGCGTGACCTGGTGAAGGCGGCAGGGAACGCGGTGTGCCCGCCGTGCGCGCGCGACGTGATCGGTGTGGCCGTGGAATCGCTGGTGGCCGCATGATCGCCCCGAAGACGGAGCAGCCGACCGCACGTGAGCGTGCTGAGGCGTACGAACTCGCGACCCTGCGCGATCACGACATGTGCCAGCGGTGCCGGCGCCCGTCGTGTCAGCCGATCGCGCGCGACCACCGGCAGAACCGCTCCCAGGGCGGCCTGACCGTCGTGGAGAACCTGCAGCTGCTCGGGCTCCCCTGCCACGAGTGGAAGACCGAACACCCCGCTGAAGCCAACGAGGAAGGCTGGGGTGTTCCGGGGTGGGCGGAACCGGCCGACTACCCGGCCCGCAGATGGATCCGGATGGTCGGCGGTGTTCTGCGCCTCGCGTGGGTGCTGTACGAAGCCGCAGCTGATTGGGGCGACGGGCCCGGGTATGTCGAGATCACCGAGGCTGAGGCTGCGGAACGGCGTGCCGGGCTGCGGGAGGTGGCCTGATGCCCTACTTCCCGGAGGACGACAACCTCCACGCGCACCCGAAGGTCGACGTGGCCGGTCTCGCGGCGATGGGTCTGTGGACGCTGGCCGGATCCTGGTCGAAGCAGGCCACGACCGGCGGCTTCATCCCGACCGAGCGTGTGCGGAAGCTCGGCGGCACGAAAGCACTCGCGACCCGACTGGTGAAGGCAGGTCTCTGGGACCTCGCTGACGGCGGGTACCAGTTCCACGACTGGGACCACCAGGCGGGCAACTTCGACGCGGCGACCGAGAAGGCCCGCAGGGATGCCGAGCGTGAACGCAACCGGGACCGGAAGCGTGACCAGCGTGCTCGGGAGAAGGAGGCCGCCGAAGCGGCTGCGCGTCACGGTGGGACATCGCTTGTGACACCGGGCGGACTCCCGCAGGGAAGCCGCACTCCCCCAGTCCCAGTCCCATCCCCTAAGACAGACCTGACTCACCTTCCATCTGTCGGTCCAGACTCCACCGCGCGAGCCGAGCTGGACGATCCGGAGTTCATGGCTGCGGTCGCCGACGTCGGCATCCGTGACCTGCCGAGGGTGATCCGTGCGCTCGAGCGGATCGTCGGTCCGTGCGCTCCGGCGATCGCTGTCGACACGGCGCGGGCGGTGATCCTGCTGGCGACGAAGCCGGTCAGGTCGGTCGAGGCGTACGTGGAGGCTGCGTGCGTCAACTCGCCGGAGCAGGTCAAGGCCGAGTGGCGTCGGGTGTTCGACAACGCGCCGAAGGCGGTGGCGTGATGGATGTCGATCTGTGGCACACCCGGAACGCGCTGCAGCGGATGCAAGCCGACCAGGAGCGCCTCCGGGAACAGCTCGAGGCGACGGGTCTGACGTCGTTCGCGGATCGCGCGGACTGGCTGATGTTGCACGCTTCGGCGGATGAGCAGCTCGCGTGGCGTCGGAGGTGGCGTGCTCTCGGCGTCACCGATCCGGAGCCGCGGGAGCCGAAGTTCGTCCGTGGTGCGTCGTTGGCGGCCCCGCGGCCTCGACGCCACCGCCGGCGGGAGTTCACGGCCCGGCAGATGGAGATAGCGATCGCCGCCCTGGCGGCGCAGGAAGCCGCCGAGGCGGCAGAACGGAGGGCGGCCTGATGCCGATCAAGAACTACACGACCGAGGTCGCCGTCGGGAAGACGATGGGCGAGATCACTCAGACGCTGTCGCGGCGAGGGGTGAACCGCATCTCCACGCTCTTCGACGACAACGGCAACCCGACCGGGATCGGCTTCACGATGAAGACCGACTACGGCTTCCGCGACTTCGAGTTCACCGTCAACTCCGCCGGCGTCCTCGCGGTGCTGAAGCGAGAGGCGCAGCCGCGATACCAGAACCCGGACCAGGCCGCCCGGGTCGGGTGGCGGATCGCGAAGGACTGGCTCGAGGCGCAGGTCGCCCTGGTTGAGATCGGGCTCGCGTCGATGGATCAGGTGTTCATGCCGTACATGATCGGCGACGCGAAGGGCCACACGGTCTACGACCTCGTTCGCGCGCAGGGCCTGAAAGAGCTGGAGGCCGCCAAGTGAGCGATCACGAGCACGACTACTGGCGCACGCCTGCCGGCGGGCTGGTGTGCGCGTGCGGGAAGTCGAAGGGTCCCGCTCTCGCACCGTCCCCCGCTGAGCAGGCGGAGATCGACCGGTTCGGCATCTTCGACGACGAGGCGCCAGCATGACGTTCTGGCACGGTGGTCGGTTCCCGATCGATGGCATCCTGCGTCCGCAGCCGATGATGCGCGCAGGCGTCCCGGGTGACGGGTTCGTCTACGTCACCACCGAGCGGGACCTCGCAGCGACCTACGCGGCGACGCTGCCCGGGTCGTGGGTCATGCAGGTGCAGCCGGTCGGCCCTGTTGAGCCAGATCCCGATTCGATGCTCGGCACGTCGTTCCGGTGCCGCGAGGCCGTCGTGCTCCGCCGCTACTCGCTCTCGAAGGCGGAACGGTCGGCGCGAGCTGCCACGGTCGGGTGGGTGGCCTGATGATCTGGGAGCGGGGTCAGGGCCGCACTGGGCGTCCGTGCTGCGGGGTGTGCTTCACCCCGTTCGGATGCGCCTCGGCGACTTGCGGATGCCACGTGTCGCGCGGCGCTCGTTGCCGCGCCCCCGGCTGCACCACCGGACTATTCGTCCACATCCCCACCGACCATGACCGAGCTGTCGCTGCCGTGCAGGCTGCGCTGCTCACCGACTACGGCTACGAAAGGCCCGCAGCATGAGCACGAAGACCCGCCGCCACCAGAAGAGCTGGAAGCCGGGAGGGATGGACCCGGCGATCCACAACGAGCGCGCAGCACTGAATCGGGCATTCCGTCACTTCAGCCGAGCAGCACGCTCAGCCACGCTCGCGATGCGTCGCGCCTCACGTGCCTTCGACCTCGTGTTCTTCCCCGGGGTGCGCCGATGAACCAGCTGCCCTGCATCACGACCGCCATGCCCGGACGCCCGTGCATCATCCGGGGTGAGCACCTCGAGGCGTGCCTGTGGGCGCAGATCGAGGACGCCGCGAAGGTCGAGGGCGTCACCACCGGGATGATCATGCAGGCCCGGGAGCAGGTGGGCCTGTCGGTTCCGCCGAAGCCTTGCCGTGGGTGTGTGCCCCGCCCCGCGGAGCATGGGCTGCTGTGCGACACCTGCTGGCCGAAGTTCGAGCAAGCCCTCGCGATCGCAGAGGACCTGATCACGCACCTGCGGTCCATCGACCGCCCTGCTCAGTCCGTCGACGGCGTGCGCACCGCGCAGGGGTCGAAGGTCATCGTCCCCGGATCCTGGTTGGCCGCTGACGAGCTGTGGTCGGATCTGGTGCAGATGGTGATCGCGCATGCGGGCGACCCGGAGCATGAACCGGACTGGCCGGTCGCGTCGGCTCAACGGGTCGAGGTTGGTATCAGGACGACGGCGACCCTGGATGAGGTTGCGGCGGGTGTGCGGCGCCTGGTGGCGTGGATCGGCGACCCGGAGACGTTCTCCGCCAGGACCGCGGGCGCTGAGGCTGCCGTGGTGTTCTTCCGGCACGTGCAGACGCAACTGCACCGGTTCCCGATGGACGACACCGCGGCCCCGATGCCGATGCTGCGGTGCCGTCACTGCAAGATGTTCGCCGTCCGTCAGCACCCGCCCCTGCACTACCTCGCGGAGCGGGTCCTGAAGTGCGACGTGTGCGACCACGAAGCCGACCCGCTGCTCGTGGACTGGGACCTGAAGCTGTACGCGCAGGAAGTGTGGGAGGCCCTCACACCGGAGGAACGCGCACGGCTGCTGCCCGACCTCGACACCGACGAGAAACGCGTCGTCCGTCAGCTGGGCCGCACCGACGTGGAGACCATGCGGGCGAAGGTGTGGGACCGCCTCGGCGACGAGATCGGCCGCGTCGGCCCCGCACGTGTCGCCTGGTTCAACACCGCCCGCCCTCAGTGGGGTGGTCTGACCGCGGATCAGATGATCGAGGCCGGTCGCGGGGAAGAAGTACTCAACCTGATCGGAGCAGCAGCATGAAAGGCAAGCCCACCATCCGGGTCGGTGACGTGGTCACGATCCGCAAGACGGTGAAGGAGATCGGGCCGGCGGACTTCCACCGCAGCGTGAACAGCCTCCTCGATCACGGGTGGCAGCTCGTGAGCGTGAACCGGGCGGTCACCCGACGGCAGCGGCTGACCGCGTGGGTGCGGAAGGTGGCGCGCCGTGGCTGAGGACGTCGTAGCGCGCCTCGAGATGCTGCTGCCTGGTTCGAGCGCGACGGCGGCCACGATCGTCTGTGAGGGGATCGCTGAGGTTGTCCGTCTGCGCGCCCAGATCGCGGAGATCCAGTCGCTCCACAGCGAGAAGCACGGCGTGCATGTGCGACGCCTCTACTCGGAGGACTTGGATGACGCGCGAATCGTCGAGGAGCCCTACGTCATCTGCGACTACGACAAGACGGATTGGCCGTGTCGGACGCAGGTCATCCTCTCTCGTGGTTCGCAGGGAACCACCGAACCGAGCCTGACCGAGCAGCAACGACTCTGGCTCGCGTTCTTCGAGCGGTTCAAGGCGACCGGTTCTATCTCGGTGCCCGTCATTCGTCAGTGGTGGTCGGAGCAGATCGGCTGGAACGACCCCACCCCATGCCGGAACGTGACCCGGCCCGAAGCTCGCCGAGTGTCGGTCGAGGAAGCGATCACGAGTGCCGAGGCCTACGTCTACGCTCCGCGCACTCGTGAGCAGTTCGATGCCGAGCAGGAGGCGACCCGTGGCTGACGACGACTACACCCCGACAACCGAGCAGGTTCGCGGACACTTCGCGGCGTCGCCCATGGCCGCGTCACCGCGCGAGGAAGCCGAGTTCCAGTTCGACCGCTGGCTGGCGGCGCACGACGCGGCCATGGGCGCTGACCGGGTGACGGTCGCACCCGACCGGGAGACGCGCGAGAAGGTGGCGAGCATTCTCGACTCGCATTTCGAGGATGCAGACGCCGAGTTGGTCGACAGCATCGTCACAGACCTGTTCGCGTCGGGTGTGCTCGGTGCCCCCGCCGACCAGCGGTTCGACGGACCTCCGCCGACCTACCGAGGGCACAGGCAACCCGGTCACGGGCCACAGTTCTACGGTCCCGACGATGTGGTGGTCGATGGTGACTGGCTCGCGGACTTGGAGTCTCGCGCCGCCGTCCAGCCCACAGCAGACCGCGACACGGTGGGTCTCGCACTGTTCGGAGACTTCTACCCGCACACGATCGACGACGAAGAAGTCGCGATGCTCGACCGGGTCCTCGCTGTTCTCGTCCCCGCCGACCGGGTGCGCGCCGAGACGCTCGAAGCCAAGCGCGACGAGTGGGCGACGATTCCGGGTGACCACCTCTATCTCGCGAGTCAGGTCGTGGATGACCTCGCCGACGGCGCTGCCGAGTACCGGAAGGCGGCAGGCGCATGAGCTTCGAGGCGCGATACCACAGCACCTGCGCCGAGAGCGGCGACGCGATCCTGCCCGGTCAGATCGTCGAGTCGATCGGCAACGGGTACCGGCACGCCGCGTGCGAGGACGCCGAAGCCCTGTCGGTCCGACCCGGCGAGACACCCTGCACGGACTGCTTCATGCTGCACCGGCCCGGCCAGACGGAGTGCGAGTAATGACGCTCGGAGCCGCCGCGGTCCTCATCTGCGGCATCCTCGCCACCGGCTGCCTCATCTGGCTCACCATCACCATCGCCTACCTGGCCAGGAACCGGTACCGCCGGCGGGTGTGGCAGAACGCCGTCCGGTTGGCAGCGATCGCACCCGAGCTCGTCGCCGAGGTCGCCGCGGCCGAGGATCCCGAACCCGCCATCCACGCAGCAGCGGAGCATGTGGCATCCATCGACGAACTCCCACACGCTGCACTCGTCGAAACCGTCCTGACGCAGGAGGCCCGCGAAGCCGACCTCCTCGAGCAGGTCCAGAACACCCAAACCGACGCGATCACCCTCGTCGCCGAAGCACTCACCGTTGCCGACGCCGCCGCCACCGAGGCAGCCCGCCAAGAACGCGCGAAACGACGCCACTGGACCACCGTGAAACGACTGAAAGGGACACCATGACGACCGTCCTCCACGCCCAGGGATTCGCCGGCAAGCGAGGCATCCGCGAAGTGCACGTCTCCCAGCAGGAAGCCGACTCAGTCATCACCGTCGCAAAGGGCACCATCGAGCGCGCCACCGCATCCGACCACACCGAACTGCTCACCTTCCAGCGCACCTGGCCCATCGACGGCTACGGGCAGGATTGGGCCGTCGTAGAGGTCAACGCCACCACCCGCACAACGCTCGACGGGGGGAAGACCTGGACCGAGATGTGGCACTGGTTCGGCACCGCCTCGTCCCCCTGGCCGCTCATCGACGCCGGGAGCGCAACGTGAGCGACCCGATCACCCTCATCGACGAAGCGGTCGCCAAGTTCAGCCACTGGGCCGCCCACCTCCCACCGGTGCCCGAGGGCTACCGGTACGAGTTCGAGCTGAGGCTCACCGACGAGAGCCGAATCACCGACGACGCACTCGGTGTCGTCATGCGCGCAACCCCGACCGCACTCACACCCCGGAGTGAGCCATGAGCGGACGCTGCGACCAGCCCGGCAAGCGCGGCTTCCACACCCGAGGGCAAGCCGCCTCCGCCGCCCGCCTCATCAAGTCAGCCGGGGGACCGAAGATGCGCCCGTACAGATGCGCCTGCGGACGATTCCACCTGACCAGCAAGCTGTGACGACCTTGGAGTACCTTCGCGCCATGGACATCCCCGCGTCGATCGAGAACGACAACGAGCTCAAGCTCACGTACGTCATCGGGAACGTCACCCAGCTCGAGGCCCGCATCTGCGAACTCGTCATCAGCCTCATCGGCTCGGCCACATATGCAGGAATCGAAGGAACAAGCAAGCTCCCAGGTGACCGCCGAACGATGCCGATCGTCCTCAACGAGCTCCGCCGAGAGATCGTCAAGCGCCCGGAACTGCACCCCGTACGTCCACTGTGGCGCAAGGTCAAGACCAAGCTGGAACGGCTCTACGCCGCCCGCAACGAACTGATCCATTCCTCATGGGTGCACACCGAGAACGGCCAGCTGACGACCCGCGCCCGGTTCTTCGACCTCGACAAGACCCCCGACAAAGACTTCGAGGAGTTCTTCCACCTCGCCGACGAGCTCGTCGAGGCCTACTCCAAGGTCGGTCTATTCGGAATCGTCCTCGGCCGCACCCAAGCCAACGCAGCAGACGACCGGGCCAACATTCCGCCAGAGGACAGGATGGACCCGACCATCGCTCGACAGTTCGCTGACGAAATCAGGAAGTGGGCGAGCACATGATCCACCAGACCCACGTCACGGTCGCCGAAGCCGCCCTGCTCGTCGGGAAATCACGAGCGCTCGTCTACCGCGTCATCAGCGAGGGGAAGCTACGCGCCGAAGAGACCAGCGACGGCCTCCGACTCAGAACCACCGACGTCCTCCGAGTCTTCGCAGACCGGAAGCCAGGAAGGCCCCGCCGCAACACACCAGCCGCGTGACTTGACCAAAACTGTTGAAACAGTAGACACTCCGAGGTATTGGATGGCAGAAGTCATCCCCTGAGAGCGCCCCACGGTCCAAGACCCAGGGCGCTTCTCCATCTCCCGCGTCGATCCCCCACAGCGAGCGGAACCATCGAGAGCGGCCAGGCGCCGCTGAGACGGACCGACCATGGGCAACTCAGCACCGCGAACGTTCGACGCCAAACGCGCGCAGACGCTGTATGAGGACGGCCACGGCTGCAACGCGATCGCACGCGAGCTGGGCTGTTCCCCGTCGACGGTGTCGAAGTGGGCGAAGGAGAACGACCTCAGGTTCGACCGGTCGCAGACTGCTCTTGCTGTTCGTGCGCATGTCATCGACATGGCTGAGGCTCGGCTGCTGCTGGCGCAGAAGATGGTCGTGGCCGCATCCGATCTGCTCGACCAGCTCGACGGCCCCTACCTGGTATACGCGTTCGGTGGTCGAGACAACGACTACAACGAGCACGAACTGGACCGCCCGCCTGTTGAGGTGATCCGCAACGCGGTGACGACGGCGGGTATCGCGTTCGACAAGGCGACGAAGGTCATCGAGACCTCTCCCGAGGGTCTGGCCGAGTCGCTGTCGGTGCTCGACAAGCTCGAGCGGGAGATGGACGCCGAGTTCACCGAAGCTGACGATGCACAGTTCGCGGAGCCTCAGTGAACGCGCCGGCCCTGTCGCGGAAGCAGCGGTGGTCGATCGCCCGGTCGAAGTCGCGGAAGATCGCCCTCTGGGTTGGTGCGGTGTCGGCTGGCAAGACGCTCGCGTCTCTGTTCGCGTTCTTCATCGCGGTCCGCCACACGCGCGGCCGCGGTCTCATCGTCATCGTCGGGAAGACGTTGCAGACGATCGAACGCAACGTCATCGGCGAGATGCAGAAGCCGGAACTGTTCGGCCGGTGGGCGAAGCAAGTCACCCACACCCGCGGGTCGAACACGGCGATCATCTTCGGCCGCGAAGTGCACCTGGTGGGTGCGAACGATGCCCGCTCCGAGGAGAAGATCCGCGGCGCGACCATCGAGCTCGCCTACGTGGACGAGGCAACCCTGCTGCCCGTGGGCTTCTGGGAGATGCTGCTGACCCGACTCCGCGTCGCCGGCGCACGCATGCTCGCCACCACGAACCCGGGCAGCTCGCAGCACTGGCTCCGCGTGAAGTACATCCTCGACGCTGACGCGCAGGACATGGTCGTCTTCCACTTCACGATGCACGACAACCCCCTGTACTTCGAGGGCGGCGACCCGGGCCCGTCGTACATCCGGGCGATGGAAGCTGCGTTCGCGAAGTCGAAGGTCTTCTACGACCGCTTCATCCGCGGACTGTGGACCGTCGCCGAGGGCGCGATCTACGACCTGTGGGACCCAGCAGTCCACGTGATCCCATGGGATCAACTGCCGCCCATGTTCCGGCTCCTCGGCGTCGGCATGGACTTCGGCACCCAGCACGCCACCAGCGTCGGGATCCTCGGCCTCGGCTACGACCGCAAGCTGTACCTGATCGACGAGCTCCGCATCGACGTCGCCGAAACCGACGTCCGGTCGGCCCCCTCAGTGCAGGCGAAAGCGATCGCGGCGTGGCTGAAGCTGCAGCACCTGCCCGAGCAGTCCGCACTCCGCCCCGAGCTGATCGTCGCAGACCCCGCCGGCCTCGCATGGCGGCAGGAACTGCGCGAGTCGGAAGGCATCGACACATACCCGGCCGAGAATGCCGTCGACTACGGCATCGGCCTCGTCACGTCGCTGCTCGCCCGCGGGCTGCTGAAGATCACCGACCGGTGCAAGGGCGTCATCAAGGAGATGCCCGACTACCGGTGGGACCCAAAAAAGGCCGAACGCGGTGAGGACGTACCGATCAAGGTCGGCGACGACTCCCTCGACATGCTCCGGTACGTCGTCGCCACCACCGAAGCCGAATGGCGCGACGAGGTCGGCCCACGAGTTCTGACGTTCTGACCCCGAGGAGGGCAGCCATGCCGTTGCCCACCAACCCGCTGCTCGCGTGGCCGCCGCAGCAGGTCGCGACAGACATCCTCCCGGCGATGGCCCGCTGGTCGGCGTGGTGGTCGAACGACCTCGCCCGCCTGCAGGCCGCGTACGGCGGCGGACTGGCGATCGACCCGAACTCGACCGGCGGCTTCTTCGCCTCGGACACTGGCGGGGTCAAGGTCCACAGCCTGGGCCGGTTCCGCTGGTTCGTCGGGCAGCCGCAGCTGGGGGCGGCGCAGAACACGAAGCTGCCGATCCCGATCGCTGCCGAAATCTGTCAGGCATCCGCGGACCTGCTGTTCTCCGAGCCGGTGACGATCACGATCGGCAAGCCGGTCACCGGCGAGGACAAAGACGGCAACGCGGTTGAGCTGCCGAACGAGACGCAGAAGCGGCTGCAGGACCTGCTCGATGAGAACTTCGACGCGAAACTGTCGGAGGCTGCAGAAGCATCGGCAGCGCTCGGCGGTGTCTACCTGCGGGCCACGTTCGACCCCGTGAACCACCCCGAGGGGCCGTTCACGACCATCGTCGACGCGGACATGTCGGTACCGGAGTTTGACCTCGCCGGATGCCTCACGGCGGTCACCTTCTGGACGGTCATCGCCCGCGACGGCAAGACCGTGTGGCGGCACCTCGAGCGCCACGAGATCGCCGGCACGCTACGGCACGGTGTCATCCTCCACGGGCTGTACCAGGGCGAGGACGACGTGCTCGGCATCCGCGTGCCGCTGACCAGCCGCGACGAAACCGCCGGCCTGGCTGTGCACATCGACCTGAACATCGAAGGCTCCATCGACACCGGCTCCGAGGGGCTCGCGGTCGAGTACATCCCGAACCAGACCCCGAACCGGATGTGGCGTCAGCACCCGCTCGGCCGCAACTTGGGCCGTTCGGACCTTGACGGTGTCGAGCACCTGATGGATCAGCTCGCCGAGACGATGACCGACTGGATGCGGGCACGTCGCGCCGCACGTGCACGGGTGCTGACCGCGAAGGACCTGGTCAAGACCACGGGGCCCGGCAACGTGTCGGTGGTAAACCTCGACCAGGAGGTGTACGTCGAGACGTCCCTCCCGAAGGGTGCGGGCGCGAACCCGTCGAAGATGTCCGACCTGGTCGACGTCATGCAGCCCACATTCGACCCGGCTGGCTACGCGGCCACCGCCGAAGCGCTGATCATCCGCATCCTCGAGATGACGGGGTACTCGTCGCAGACGTTCGGTGTGCAGCCTGAGGGCGCTACCGACCGCACCGCGACGGAGATCGAGTCGAAGGAACGCCGGTCGCTGATGACCCGCGGTCGGAAGATTCGCCCGTGGACCGTCGGACTGCGCAACCACATCCGCAAACTGCTCGCCATCGACAACAGCTTCTTCAACCAGAAGAACGAGCTCGCCGACATCGAGATCGAGTTCGCGGACGGTGTGCAGGAGTCGCAGATCAAGCTCGGCCAGTTCGTGCAGTCGCTGTTCAACGCCCAGTCCGCGTCGATCGAGGAGCGGGTGTCGATCC